ATGGATGAAAAGAAGATGACACCACAGGCGAGGTATGAGAAGAAAAACGTTACTCGTTATACTCTTAAACTCAACAAAAACACCGATAGTGATATCCTTAAATGGTTGGCTACACAGCCTAATAAGCACGGTGCAATTAAGGCAGCCATAAGACTCGCTATTCGGCAAGAGATGTAGTACCTCCGCCTGAAGGTTGTTTTAGAGGCACAAAAAAAGAGGGCTTAAGGTATTTTACCACCCTAAGCCCTCTTTTACTTGTGTCTTAACAACCCGTTAGCTGTTTATGTAATTTACGCCACGAGGCGTTATCGATGTATCCTCCAGGACACATCTTACCGTTAACATCGAAGTGCCGTATAACTCGCCCTGCAGGTATCTTAAGCCTCTTCATGAGCGCCCTCACAAGAGGTGTTGCCTTTTTTATAGCGGCAGGGTCTACAATGACTTTACCGTTCTTGCGGATACAACAAAGCTCCACACTCACGCTGTTAAGATTTGTACATTTGCCAAAAAACTTACCGCCACGAGGCGACATCATACCTCCACCTACAGACCACGCAGCCCGCTCCGTAGGTACGCTCGCCCACATCTCTTTAGCATCAACAAAGTAATGAGCTGAAGCCAGCGGATTTACACGTGCGAAGTAGTCGGCATTGTTTTTGGCAGTGCTTACAGCCCCAACCCAATGTATCACGAGATATCGTACTTTATTGCCATACCTCGGGCTACTACTCTTAGTGTATTTTTTATTAATTCCCTTCATTTTCGTCTGCCTCTTCTTTCATTATTGTCTTTAGATCCTCATCATCCAATTCATCTTTAGCCAAATCTTCCGGGGCTCCTTTTTTAAGAGCACCTGTTGCTGCAATGCACTTAACAACAGTGGCGATAAAAGCTAGCCCTGCAGTACTACCGACTGCCTGCCAGCTTACCGCCTCGATAAGCGTGCTTGTTCCGATGAGCGCCAGTGCCGCCTCTGCTGCAGTAGCAACTGCTCTAGCAAACGTATCCTTCCAAAAACTGATAGTAAACATAAAAACCTCCTTTGTTTACATATACACAAAAAAAACAGCCTCGTGGCTGTCCTTCGGACTATTTAACTTTTTGCTTAATCCGCTTGTAAATTTCATCCCCTGTGCCGTTTCCCCCCAGGGCTTTATACGCAGAATAGATGTAGTCAAGGTTCCTGAGCTCTTCGATGTCGATGTTGTCCCGCTTCTGCGATGACCTGTATGCGTTATGTAACCTGTCGTGCAGTAGCGCAAGAGTGGCTTTCTCAAGGGATGTACGTCTACCATCCTTTTTATATCTATTAGCGATTACGAGCTGTATCGCAGCCCAGAATCCGCTCGAAGCAATAACTGCTATTAATACATCCATCTCCTATCCTTTCTTGCTTTTAGGTGCCTCGCCTGCCACCGTCGTATTCCTTGTAGGGTCTGCAGCCGCCAATGCGCTTGATAATCCGACTCCTGTCTCGTCTCCTTTAAGTGTTGTAAAATACACGTTGCTCTCGGCTGGATTTGAGTTGTTAAACACCACTCTGTCTACGACGAACGGGTACTCATCTGCACTAGTCTGTAAGTGCGGTACACACCACATACTGTGGGGTAGTATACCGCTGTAATACATCGGTTCGGTTGTTGTGCTTATCGGGTTACGTTTGTGAGGTGGCAGTAGCTCATATACGTTGGCATTAAATGATATCTCGTAATCCCGATACTTAAGCAGGTCTTGCGCCTGCGCCAGCTCAAGTTCTCGTAGTGTCCAGATGTTATCGTGGGTCGTGAGTTTAGTTATTTGTGGCAATTTACCTGCTATAATACTCGCCTGTGGTAGCTGCAATCTCTCGCCGTTTACATCTGTAGCTCCGAGCGCCTTAACTGCGACGGCATAACTATCCACATTATATTTAATATTAAGCTCTTTGAGCGGTATTGTCGGCATTGTGAACTTCGGTAGATGGTTTGTACCATACCACCATAAAATCATGCTGTCGTCACCAAAAATGTCGGCGGTCGCACATGATATTTCGGGAGCGAGCTCCTTTATTTTTTCAAAGAGTTGGGTTGCCGGTAAGGTATTATCAAATTCCGCCTTAACCTCCACCAGCTCTGCCCCTGAAATCATTGTACCCGCCACCGCTACAGGGGTGTGTGCGCCGCCCGAACCCAGCCCCGTGCCTGTTTTAGCCGCAAGCTCTTTGAGCAACAAGTCTAGCCCGTCCGCCACCAACTTGCGCACTACGGCGCTCGTAGTTGTCGGTAGAGCTATATTGCCCACAAGCCTAGCTATGCTCTCCCACGTTGTGTCTGAGGCGTATAGATACTTAAAGAGTTCGTGATACGGAGCATATGTTATCTCCTTAACACCTGTCGCTTCATCTGTGGATATATTAACAGGGAAGAAATAGTCTGACCGCCTAATCCACGGAGGAATGCCTTTAATCCGCACAGGCTCTAGGTTATCTACCGGGAGCACTGTACCCAATCTGTTAGGAAACAGTTTGTTATCCGGATCTTTAAGTGTTATTTTTTCGCCCGTTCTCGTGGACTCAACTATAGCCGGGTGATTAGATAAATGTAGGATTTGCATAGGTAAGCCTCCCGAATTCTAGGAATATACGGATGTCCTCATCTACGGATTGCGAGGCAAAGTTGAGCCGTTTAAGGCTCCTATCCAGATGAGGTATAAGGTATGTCGGCACCTCGTCTTTTCCCGGCACGTATATCTTAGTTACGTCATTTTCGATATACGCCCCTTTAGCGCCCCACTTAACCATCGGCACGCCAAACGGCAGCCCCAGCCTGTAGGGTAGCAGCCTAAGCCACGTGCAACCGATATCTAGCTCCTCATCTATTAGTAAGTCCCATCCTACCGTGCCTGTGCCCGCACCGGGGTGGATGGTCGTATCCTGCACCCGTCTTAGGTATGCGTCGACTTCGAGCACTATCGTAGCCTCTAGCTCTGTGGGTCTTACTCCCGCTATTTGTGCACTTTTGATGTGACCCCAATAGGCATCAAACGTGTCGGCGGGGTCGCCAACTATAGAACCGGGTATGTTTGCGATGTCGTTAGCAATCCTGATGTAGTAGTTGTTTGCGCCTCCAAGCGCACGCAGTTTACTCTGCAAGTTGTCGGCAGCCACGTCATCTTTGACCGTGCCGGTTATTGTTATCTCAAGCGGTTCGTACTCTGGGAACCTTCCTGTTTGAGCGAAGTATGATTCGCCCGAGTGCGCTGCTGCGCTCTTGGGTACAAGCGGTGTGGTTGTGATGTCAGTTATTTGCAGGTCATGCGCATTTATCACCTCTGCGTCGGTGGGGAGCCACCAAGATTGCCCTTTTTTGTTGATACCGGTTTTCTTTTCGATAAACTGTATGTAATTTATCTTTTTGTGCATATAGCCCTCTCCTTTCTAATACTTCCGATAGCGTTTATTGAGCTCTATATCAACGAGCGGTGTTAGCTCTTTAGCAACCACCTTGCCATTGAGTTTTACAACGGTCTGTATCTGCACGGGTCTTGTATCGCCTCCTTGCTTCTCCGCCCGTCCTGCCGTCCGCTCTATAGGTACCGTCAGTTTAGGGTTGTGTGCTTTGGCGGCTGCGACCTCTGCAGATTTAATAAGGTTTCGAGCTTCGCCCGCCGCTAGTGTAAGGGGCGTCCCTACCTGCGAGCCTCGTCTGACGGTAGGTTTCTTAACCTGTACTACACCTTCTGTAGGTTTCTTAGGCTTCTTGGGTTTCTTAGGCTTCTTGGGCTTTAAATCCTTTTCGAGTTTTTTCTTAGCAGCACTAAGCGCCCCGCCTAGGTTCTTGCCTTTGCGAAGCCCTGCAAGGAGCGCTTGCATAATCTGCTTGCCCCCTCGCTTAGCATACTTAACAAACGTCTTAATAGCCTTCTCAAGCTCCGTTTTAAAGTCCCATTTGAGATTTTTAAAATCTTTATTGTACAGGTCATCAGATATCGCCTTAGCGAGTTTTTCCTTCCGCATGTAGTTTTGTATATAGCTACGTAGTTTGTGGGGCTGGAGGTTTAATAGGCTCGTCATAAAGTCGATAGCATCCGTTTTTTCCATGCCTCGTATGTCATCCCGTAGTTGTTTAGGTAAGAGGTACTCAAGTTGTTTATATTTATCTTGATACTCTTCGAGGAGTTTTATCTCGCTCTTGATGTTCGTAAGTGCCTTAGCGGGTCTCACGTTTGAGTAAAACTCGCCGTGTATCTCGTTCTGTAGTTTTTTCTCATCGTCAAGGTGTGCCAGGTACTCCTTAAGTTGTTCCTCGGTCATAGCGTTGAGCTTGCGGGTGTAGCGCATAGCCTCTGCCATATCAAGCCCCATTATCTCGTTCATGAGCCCGGGAGGTATCCTGCCCTTAAGCGTTTTAAGTTGCTTCTGGTAGTCTTTTAGTGCGGCTAGGTTACGGCTCACTATGCTGCTAGGGCTGTGCCCGTGTTTTTGCAGTAGCCCTTCAAATCCTGTAAAACTGTTCTCGTCTTTCATAAACTCATACGTACGGAACTTGTCTCTTAAGTCCTTACGGGCGCTTATGAGGTCGTTTTTAAGGTTATTGTACTTTTGAGCTGTCTTATTTATCGTGTGCTCGGCTTTATCGAGTATACCTTTATACATCTTATTAAACTGCTTGGTGGTAGAGTTTGTGAACTTCTTAAGTTCTTTACCGCCCAACTTAAGATGTTTTTTAAGGTCGCTCATGTGTTCTCTAAACGCCTTCTTTTGCTTGGTTATGACAGAAGTCAGCCTCGTCATAAACTTTTTACCGATACCTTCAAAGTTGAGGTTCTTACCCGCTACTTTAAGCATGCTCTTGATAAGCTTTTTAACATTAGCATTTAGTGATTTCTGGCGTTTTCGTATACCTTGTGATATACCCGCAACAAGCTGTCTACCAACCTGCCTATCCATCACACGGGATGGCGACTTAATCCCTGCTGCCTTTTTAGCGGCGTCAATCAGATCACCGATGGTACTTTTCATGGACTGGTACACCTTGTGGGCGGCACTACGTATACCTCTACCGATACCGTCCATGAGGTTTGAGCCGATACTGTCGGTGCCTCTGGATTCGCTCCTAGCTGATTGCTTGCCCTTCTTTACCGCCCGTCCCGGTGCCGTAGACACATACTTAAGCGGAGCTTTCATTTTGTTAGCGGTGTTCTTAACGCCTTTATCGAGGTCTTTTAAAGGTGATGACTTATCCCCCTTCTTGGCATCCTTACGGGCGTTCTGCACAGCCCTCAAAGCCTTGAACGCAAATTTCTTAACCTTGTTAGCAGACTTATTAGACCCCTTCTCCATATCCTTAAGAGGGGATGACCTATCGCCCTGCTTAGCCTTAGCGCGAGCCTTCCGCACGGCGTCTGCCGCCTTTTCTGCAGACTTGGCTGTTTTACTCGAGGCTTTGCTCGATTTTTTAGCCGAGCCTAGGATTGCGTTTGCGTAGCTTCCTGCCGCCCTGCCCGCTTTTTTATGAGCAGATTCTGTGCTTTTGATATTACTTCTCACTTGCGCCAGCTGTCGCTTTAATGCTGCCGTTTTATCAGATTCAGGCTTGGTGAGCGTACCCGCCTTCATCGCCTCGTAGTCCTGCTTGCGTGCTTCTGCAAGCTCTTGTATGAGCTTTTTCTCAAGCCTCTCTTGCTCAACCAGTTGAGCCTTTGCCTCAAACTCCGCCTTATATGCGGCTATCATAGCCTCTTTGGCGGCAGTCATTCTCGCTTCCTCCTGCATAGCGGCAACTTTGGCTCTTAAAGTCTTGTTATTGAGGCGCAGGGTGTCAGTCTGCTCGTTATATGAGGCATTGAGCCCCTTAACGTCGCCATTAAGCTTATCGACCATATCCTTAATGGTTTTCTTGGCGGCGGCTGATTTATGCTCGTTTTTAGCAAGTTTTTGTATTATCGCCGCCTGCACAAGGGCCGACTGCGCACGAGCCTGTCCGTCTGCTACACCGTCCTTGTATTTTTTGTTTACATTATCAACGCTACTCGCAAGAGCTCTCGCACGCCTCGTCTGCTCGGCAACAGCAGAGCTAAACTGCGTGGTCGCAGCACTTGCGCCGTGCGCTCCTTGTATCCAGCTTGCGAACTTAGGTATGAGATATGAGGCTGCTATGAGAAATATACCAATGGGGCCGCCGAGGGCTGCCATCACATTACGAAGTCCTGCGGTAGCTATAGTAAGACCGTTAGTTGCTATCCTAGCCGCACCTTGGGCTAGTGTCATGTTTTGGGTAACGCCTGCGGCTAACCTCTGCTGAGTGGCACTTGCTGCCGCCACCGCAGCGCCCCGTTGCATAGCGTTGGTAGCCCCTGTCTGGCTTGCGATAAGCCCCCTAAAGCCTGAAGCCCAATCCTGTACGTGCTTGCCCAGGCGTACGGCAGCTACCGCTGCGCCTACCCTAATAAGCACAGGTGACAGCTTAAGGGCTGCACTCGCAACCTTGGCTATTATAGTAACAAGAGGTACTAACACCTTGCCCGCCGTTGCTACGCCCGAGCTAAGCCCGTCTATGCCGCCTCTAATGTTGCCCTTGATAGCGGCGTAGAGGTCTCTCCCGACCTGCATAAATCGGTTCTTGAGCATGAGTAGCTTACTCTCGGTTGTCTGATATCTCTGCCCAGCCTCTTTAGATAGGGCGGTGTTTTCTCGCCACGCCTTGTTACCTGTCCTAAGCGCCTTGCTGAAAATTTTAGAACCGTTAGAAGCTCTTAGGAGCATATCCTGCATACGGATGCCTGATAGCCCCATCTTTTTTAGCACCTGTATAGGCTCTCCACCACTATCTTTAATCTTTTTTAAGCCCTGTATAAAGGCGAGGGTTGCCCCACTAGCATCGTCCTTAAAGGCTTTTTTAAACTGCGCTGAGCTCATACCAGCGACCTGCGCAAACTGCTGAAGCTTAACCCCGCCCTCAGCTGTTGCGGTGTTCATTCTTGCGAGTAATTGACTAAACGCTGTACCGCCTGCCTCAGCTTCAATGCCGACTGATGACAGCCCTGCCGAAAAACTCATAATCTGCGCTTGGGTCATGCCTACTTGAGAACCTGCACCAGCTATCCTCATACCCATAGCCACAATGTCTTTTTCTGTGGTTGCCGTGGAGTTCCCAAGCGCAACGATAGCGCTACCCAGGTTACTAAATTTTTCTTGGCTCATGCCTGTGATATTTGCAAATTTAGCAAGCGACATGCTAGCCTCTTCGCTCGATAAATTTGTGGCATCGCTCATCTGCGCCATGGTCTTAGTAAAGCCAAGGATTGCTTCCTTTTTTATGCCAAGCTGTCCCGCACCTTCCGCTATATGGGCGAGTTCCTCTGCGGTCTTTGGCATTTTAAGGCTCATGTCCTCGATGCCCTTGCTCATTTTTTGCAGCTCAGGTTCCGTCGCATCTACGGTCTTTCTAACGCCTGCGAATGCGGATTCGTACGATATGCCCGCCTTAATAGCACCTACTGCAAGGGCTCCTACAGATAGCCCCGCACCCGCAGCCGCTAACTTAAGCTTACTAAGCCCGCCTGCCCCTTTATTTGTCATCGAGGAGGTTTGCTTTTCTGCGGCGGCAACCTGCGTCTTAAACTTATCAAGATTAAATTTGGTGTCGATTATGACTGTGCCGTCTGCCATAGTATCCTCCTACGCCTTGCCAGCGCTCATTAACTTATCCTCAAGAGCTGATAACTGCTCTGCTTCGGCATCGCTTATCTGCTCTAGGCTATAAAACTCCTGCATATCTCTATAAAACTTGCGTTCTTCTGCGGATACATCCCCAAGCTTAACGCTCCGGTATCTCATAACTTTAACGAGCTGTGTGTCGTCTGTCAGCCCATCGAGGAGCGCTCTAAACTTATGCCAATGGAGCTCACCGTCTGCAAGGTCGATCCCGTATTGCTGCAAGAAGGCAGCATAAATAAGTGCGTCGTCTTTGACATAGCTTATGAGCTGTTTACCTTTGCGGGGTTTACCGCCGCCCTTACTAAGCGCAGACTTCGTCTTTCCATAATGCTCTGACGGGTCGTAGCTGTAAAACGCTAGCGCCTCTTTAATAAGGGCGGTGGTGTCGTGCCCCACAACATCCCTATCTGTATAGTAGATACCGAGCGCACGGGATAGCTTATCCTCATCAGATAACGAGCTATCCTCAAGCACCGACGTAAACGCTATGCCTGCTCGGTGTCCCGTGTTTATAGCAACAGCTACGCCGTCTACTCCTACCGTGGTCGGTAAGCTACTCGCTATCATTTTTGCCGCCTACATGCCACATCTTGGTAAGCACGCCCGTTACCCTATCACCCTCTTCATCGAACGCTGTGAGCACGTCGCTGTAAAAGGAAACAAGCTCCTCGACGTCGTTGTTATCAGCAAACAGTCTATTTGCGGTTCCCTCGCCAAACAACGTGTCTGTAAACACCCTAACTGTCGTGCACATAGTACGCAGTACCTCGATATCGACATCACTGTCTGTCATCTTAGCTATCTTTTTGCTGAGTTCCTGAAACGATTTAGAGGAGACTTTCATAGCCCCCTCTAGTCGCTCCATCGTACCAACATCGACGGGATTAAGTTCAATCTTCTTACCGCCTAGAGTTGTGATGGTTCTGTTCATAGCGTTTACTCCTATTTCTTAGCTTTAAAGGTTAGCGTTTTCACATCGAACGTGCCAAGTGTTACATCACCAATGCCGTGGAAGTTACCTTCCCCCGTCATTAAGCCATCGTCAGACCCTGTCTTGTTGACTTCGATTGCTATGTGAAACTGTCTAGCTTCATACTCTTCAGCTGTCGGCGCTCCGCCAGTTACCTTCTTGTCCATGTCTACTATCACGTAGTCAGTCTCGGCATCCGACCCGATTTTCTGCTCTTCAGCTATCTTCATGATGTAGTCAATCGCCTTCTCGCTCCTTATCTGGTCGATGTTAAAACCTGACTGCCATTCATAGCCTGTGATACTCTTGCTCGTTGACTTGTCATTAATATACCTGGTTGACTTGGTCTGCGCTCCAGGCTCTTCGTCAAGGTCTTTGAATCCAAGACCTAAAAACTCAAACTTGTTTTCTACCTTAAGATAGTTAGCCTGAGCTGTTCTGCTCCTGATTGCTCCAATCTCTGCCATAATTAAACTCCTCTCTCCATATATGTTAATATACATTCTATTTGATATTTAGCCTTATTGCCTTGTACGTCATACAGATAGCCGCTGGTTACCGCCTCTAGCGACAGGGCGGTTCTTCCAATACCGAGGTCTGGTAGCCTCCCCGCCCTAGTCTCCGTGTGCAGCCAGCCTGCGAATTTGCCGTAAAAGCCGATGTTATCAAGAGTTGTACGGGTTTCCTGTCCAAACTCACTACGGCTCGTGAACATAAATGTAAACGTTTTCTTTCTGCTACCGTCAAGATACTCTGTTACAACTTCCTTAGCTGGCACCGACTCTATAGCATATGCGGTGTTACCTTCTGCTAGATTGTCAACCCCGACCACACCTTTAAATTCTGCAAGATGTGGGCAGGTCTCGATATAGTCCCTAACGCCTGCTATTACTGTCTTATTGCTCATGTCTAGCCCCTTTCTACCAGCTTTTGGATGGCTGCCGTAAGTTCAGCGCCCTTAGACCTCAGCATAAGCTGCTCCCAGCGTGCGCCTCGAAGCCCATCGCCCTTATGCTCATAATACTGCCTACGGGCGTACGGCGTGCTGTACCACACGCTACTGCCCACCGTACGGGCGGAGCCCTTTAAATCTCCCCTGTCAAACGGTACGTACGGGTCGCACAAACGTTTAACCTCATGGGCGAGCAAAGGTTCGAACCTCGCCGTAAACCGCCTAGTAAACCTACCTTCATCAATTTTAACTTTAATGCCCATGTTACACCGCCGCTATCTCTATATGTTGCAGGCGTTTACTGCCGTACAGTCTGTCACTCACACCTGTTATAACGTACACTCTGCTCGAGGATTTAAGCGTTTTTAGCTCGTCTGGACTTGTGATTACGGGGTGCTCACCTCTTACCAGGTAATCCCCCTTGGACACGCCTAACGGCTTCGTGGTAGGGGCATACACTCGGATTCTATCCGCAGCACTATAACCATCCTTGTCTACACTAACCGCAAGGTCTTCCTCGCAGTGCACGTGAGGTAGGTATATACAGCTATACACAGGGTCTAGTTGCCCTTTAATACGCTTGATAGCGTATATAGTTACGTCGCTATCTGTTAGCATAACCCCACCCCTCTATACGTGAGCCCCAAGGGCTCTAGATACTGTCTGACTAAGGTGTCTACCTCTTTGCTGGTAGTAGCCCCAGAGCCGTCCAGTTTACCGCCATCTGCATATTCCACCCTGTGATTACCTACAGTCTCTGCCTTAACCCACTTGCCGCTAGGCTCATCCGCCTTAGCCCCATCAAGCTCTGCGTGATACTTAATCACCTCGGCTAGACAAACCCTGCAAGCTTCAAGAGCTGTGCCTGTAGCCCCTGCGTAATACGCAGGAAACCTATGCAGTGTCTTAGCACCGATAAGCACTAAGCTCGACTTAAGCAAGCGGTTGAACTCAGCTTCAGCAAGCTCCTTGCCTGTTATTTGCTTAAATTCATCAAGCGTAAGCATGGTTACGCCTCGATTCTCTTGGTATAGAGCGCCTTGCCCTTGGACACCTTGATGCCGAAGACATAACGCCCCTGCACTGCAGAAGCCCCGATGTACTTACCGCTTCCTGCTAAATCCTGAAGCACAACGGGTGCCTGCCATGCCATAACTCTATGACACCAGTTGCTATGCCCCGCAATAAACTCAGTTGTCGTCTTCTTACCGGTAACGAGTGTACTGTCCTCGAACGCTAGGTTGTTAGATACGTACACGGCAAAGCCCGCCACTGAGCCCACAAGACCTAGGTCGTTGAGCGTTTTGGCTGGATCTGTCTGCTTAATAAACTGTGGTGAGTTAAGTAGCGTTGCATAGAATTCAGGACTTGCAATGAGCCATCTACCGTCCTGTGGTACACCTACTCTAGTGAGGGTGGACATCGCCTTAAGCACCTCTTCGTACGCCTTACCTTCAGCTGTTGCTGTCTTAAGCTTAGCGATATTCATATCCTGCGCCTTCTCGAGTGCTGTGATAGACCTAACGTCTACGACTTGGCTTAGGGAGTAGCCTGCGCTGTCAAGCCTCTCGGCTACTATGCCGTCAGGAACTGCCGCTGCGTCGTACCCATCTATAAGCTCATTTACCGCAATATCGTTATCAAGATTAAGCTTAATATAGGTCGTGCCGCCCTCTTTGATTCCCATGCCGTTTGATTTGTTGTAATCCTCAACGGTAACTTCCGTATCCCTTACAGGGATGTTAACAACCCCCGCTGCAGGGTCGCCCTCATACCTATTGTTAAATATGAGGTTATCTTGTGTAACAAGAGTTTTCCTTAGTTTCATATCAACTAAACTTGAATACTTTTCTTGTAAATTATGTGCCATTTGCTATCTCCTTTCTACTGTTTAAGTCTGGGGTTAAGTTTAAAGAAACTCTCCTCTACACCGCTAAGAGGTGTTGCGCCTTCTTGGTGTTTAGAGCCCCAAGCCTTATTAGCTTCAGCAGGCTTTTGAGAATCCGCCTTAAATGCGGGGTACTTGGTTAGCACCTGCTCAATCGCTTCCTCAAGCTCTGCATCGCCATCGTTTACCATTTTTTCGGCTATTGCGGTTACCGCCTCTACCGAATCACTCCTAACGCCTGCCTCGTGACACGCCAGCTTGGTCTCAAGGGACTTCACCCTAGCCCTTTCGCTAATCAAAGCTTCGTCCTCGGGCTCAGACTTCTGCTCAGCCTTCCACGCCTTAAACTCTGCAAGTTCTTCTTTGCTCGGATATTTTCGCCTTTCCCTTGCAAGTCTCTTCTCGACTGCACTGTCAATGTCTGCCTGCGTATACACCACGTCTTTAGGCTCCGTGTTAGCCTCTGGGGTTGTATCATCTGCCTTTGGTTCTACGTCTGCCTGCGCCTCATCTTTAACGCTAGGCTCAGTAACCACCTGCTCCTTTACTTCGTCTGCCATAAGTTTCCCTCCGTTTTCTGTTCGTCAACTAACCGCCTGTTTAAGCTCTGTGCGTAAGAGCATATTAAAAAAGACCGCCGCAGCAGTCTTCTAATACCAGTAATATTGTAATGTAGGTATCGCTTATTATATTCTAGGCACCAACTCGCCTATCTCCTTAAGATACGTAAATACTTTCCGCATCATGTTATTTTCTTTGAGATACTCAATGCCCTTGGGTGTTATCTGTATATCCTCAAGCCCTGTTATTGCTGTTCCTGATAGATACCTGCGCACGCTATACCCCTTAACGTAGCCATCGTCCAGTAGATTATGCATAATTTCAGCCCAGTAGGCTTGCGGTATCCTAAGCGCTTCATCAGTTATCTTAGTGACCTCTATGCGCTCACCAGTCCTAAGGGCTGTGTATAACTCGGTTAGAACCTTAAACACCAGCCTGAAATAGTCATCACGTGGCATTACTTGACCCCTCGTATAACTATGTGCTTGGGAAGTTTTATTTCACCCCTATATGTTGGGTAGTCTTCGCTAAAAGGGGGTGGGACGTGCTTCTGCCACACCGATAAATCGCTACGACACATAATGTCGTACGCCAAATGCCCTTCGCACAAATCTGACGTGGACGCCTCGAACTGCCCCCACTCAGCCATGCTACTAACCAACTCATATGCTTTTTCGGGTTCACCCCCGAAGAAATAATCCGTCATTTTCTGAACCGTCGCCTTGCTTAACATACTTCTACCCGCCTTTCAGTAAAGCCTCCGCCTGTACTATTATTTTACCCCTTTCTTTGTAGATTTTCAATATTTTAAACCGCTGACCCACCGCTAGCAGTATCTCGCTTTCGTCGGGGTACCCGTTTGTTAGTCCTTTGAGTCCTTTGGGCGCCCTAATACGCCACAAAACAGGACGGTCTTTAAACTTATTAATGTCCTTAAGCATAGACGTTGACAAGAACTGCTTTGTTGATACGATTCTGCCAGTCGCCTTACCCGGTGTAAGAAGCTCGTCCACTTTCATGCCAAGCATCGATTGTAGAGCTTCTACACCATCAAACCTGTATAGCATATAGGGTTTAGGGAGGGCGGTTCTGCCTATAGCACTCTGCAGAGCCCTAACCGTCTTCTGGTCATATGGGGGTAGTTGGTCATACAACCCCCTCCGGAGCCACTCGTTGAGCCTAAAAGCATTGGGGGACTGAAAATACCCTTTGTGCTCACCGTTGAGCAAGTGATCATTAAACAGCGCCCACTCCTCTTCGGTACATAGAGGCTTACATAATTTGTAATATCGCTGGAACTCGGGATACGTCGCCTTATAGTAGGCTTTGAGGGCTACACTTCTCGCCTTGCCCGCCTCCTTACGCCCGAATGCATATATTCTGCCGTGTTTATCTTTGTGCGCTATTACGCTCGTACGGGTGCGGTCTATGCGCCTGCCCGTGGCTCTGCAAAAACTGTTAAGCTCGCTCCTCTGGCGGGCTAGCTTAACCGCTTTAGCTTCGTATGCTTTAGTGTATACGTGCCTCTCAGCTGCAGGTGCACTACGTCCAGCGCTCTCAAGCCCCACAAGCTCCCTCTTAGAAGCACGTATACCCCGCTCAAGTTCCCTCTGTTTCTGACTCGCCTCGTAAGGCGTGAAGGTATCTGCGCCCCACGTGAGCGTGCCGTCATCTATGGACGCTAACTCATCATCACTGCGGGCTCTTGGCATACCCTCGATGTAGCCATAGAAGTTATGCCTGCAGTTCCACCCGCAAAGCCCCGCACCTGTGCCATAGCCTGTTGACGTTTCAAAGTCGGGATACTTAACGCTACTGCCACTACGGCTGTACACCCCGCCTTGCCACGCTGCGTGGGTAGGTCTTGCACCTATGTGGCTTGTAACCTCAACCAGGTCAAGCCCAGCTTCATCGCAGTATTCGAGGTTGACCCTGCCGCTCGCTTGGTTAATGGCGGTAAGCACGCTACGCCTTACAGCGACATCGAGCTTATCCACCCTGCCGCTAGCGGGATGTGTTACAGTAAGCCCCCTACGTGAGAGCTTCTCGATGTAGCGCTTGATTATCTTGTGGTAGGTCTCCTTACCAGTTCGTACATCCCTATGTATGTTGCCCGCTACATCTATGAGTAGCTTACTGCTCGAGTATACAGCCCGTGCGCAGTACTTGCGTACCTCCGCCTTGGCAAAGGCGTAATGCTCGGTGGCAATGCGCACCATCTTAGGTGTAACGCCGACGGCTGCCATGCCCCAGCTTTTAAAGCGGTCATTCTCGCTTCGTACGTTTGTGTTTATAGCCTCCTCAAAGGTCTTACGAAGCACCACGTCGCTGTGGTTCGACACAATACCCACCTGTGTAAGCGCTTGCTTAAACAGCTTATCGCCCTCAGCCTTAAGCTTACGGCGAAACGTTTCGCTATGCTCATCATAGCCTAGGAGCACAAGCCTCTTTGCAACCTCTGCTATGACGTACTTTTCAAACTCATCAATAACCCCCAGCGTTTCACTAGGGGCTGAATCTAAGTATTCAGGAGTTAACATAATATCTACTCCGATATATTAAGCGAGGGCTCCTGGGGAAGCATTGCGGTAGCCTCATCGTGCGATACACCATATTCTCGGGAGAGGTACTCCTCTTTAGAGATAATCCCAGCCGTTACCTCCTGCATCCGTTTAGCCCGTTCGCTCTCTTTATCGACGATGATGGAATCGTCGAAATCAATATTAACCTCGTGCGCTTTAACATCAATGCCGAGTAACGCCCCTATCGCTATCACTAACTCTTTTAAGGCTGCTTTAAGCACAAGCTCATGCTTACACTTAGACTGATACAGTTCAGACTTTTCGGAGATTACAGCGGTAGCCGTCTGTAGCCCTCTTGAGGAGTCAAAGCTATACCTATCAGCCCCAAGCCCGCAGGCGAGGGACAACAGTTTAAGCGCTTCGCCAAGACCTTGCGTGTGCTCAGCCACCCTAAGCTTCATATCGCTTTCAGTTATCTTATTATCACCGTCTGCGTTTTCAGGAATTGCGTGGAACACTACGTCCTTGTTGTCAAACACAGGGGTTAATCCCGTATCTGCACTGCCTTGCATGCGTGCCATCGACAGCGGAACAAATATACGTTTCTTTCCAAGATTAAACTCATTGAGCATACTGTCATACACGAGGTCAACAGCCTTGAGCTGGTCAATAGCGCCCGCAAAGCACGAAGCGCCGTAGGGGCTATCCACCTTGCGTCTATTGGTCTTATTCGGCTTTATAATAGCAAACAGAGGCGTTTTAAACCCTGTCTCTACCTCTTCAGCCACGCCTTCGGGGGCTGTGAGCTCCGCACCCGTCTTAGAGTTAAGGTAGACATTACGTATGACGTACCCTCTACCCGCAAGAAGGTGTAACTGCAAGTAATATGCATCCTTGCCGTCTATGACCACCGATGATGCGAACGCACAATCTACCACCCTACCGCCGCTAACAGTTATAGGGTATATCATATCAGCACGGATGTAATCGATAACGATATCACCGCTAGCGCCAAGATATGTAACGAATGCCCCTGTACCATACGCAAAGGTAAGCTCAACGAGTCTGTTAGCTAAGGCATAAAAACCGTTAGAATCTAACACTTCCGAGAGCTTAACATTGAAAACCTCGTTAGGTGTTGATATTTTAACCTTTTCATTAAGCAAAAGATCTGCCCAATCCTCGCACACCCTTGAAGCCATCCCGAGGCTAGCCCTAGTGCGTCCTAGACGTTTAATCCCGTTATATACGCTATAATCATGGAAACTGGATACTTTACCCTTATACCAAGCCTTCCACGTCTCTATATCGCTCTTGGCTGATGTATCTGCTACAGTCAGCCCCCGCTGCTGTAGATACTGCTCTATCTTGTCCAACTCGTCCTCCTCTGATAACCTCCAGCACGTCATTAGCATACCTCTCAGTGCTATACTCTTGGCTATCAATACTATCTATGTTACTGCTACCATCATCAAGCCTCACATCACCCGTTTTGGCTTTATCGTCATACACAGCGTTGCTGAACGCTTCTATCGTGCGTTTGCACGAACCATGCACATGCCAGCGCCTCGAGGCTATGAGGCTGTTGTAAAAGGCTATTCTGTCGTTAATAGCCCCCTTAATGGCGTTTTTAATATCAATAGCAAGACCTCTTCTTGCCGTCGCAACCTCAAACCCCTTAATTAGCACCTGCTCTGCACTGTCACAGTATGCCTCGTATACGTTATACCGCTCCTTAGCTCGCTGTACGAAATCGCAGAACCTACTGCTAAGTTCGTCAGGCGTTAGCCGCTCATCCGAGTACCACTCATCAAGCGTCATAACCTCGCCCAAGCCCTTTGTAAAACCTGTTAGCGTAAAGCTATGCGCAGACTTATTTCCGCCAAAATCGACACCGATTGTGGCAAAGGCGATGTCCTCAGAAGCTACGTAGTCATCATCTACGATATACGAGCTCACGTTATCTGCAAACTCCTTGTATACCAAACCTTCGGCGGATACCCACAAGCCCCTAATAAACCGCTCATAGAACACCCCTGTGTACATCCTGTGGTAGCGCTCAACCGTTGATGGGTCGAGGGTTAAATTATCGTCGAGTGTAAAGTGCAATCTGCATATGTTCTTGGCGTCTGCCTTATCTATATACTCCTTTTTTATGTAGTGGTTGGGACTTGAGGGGTTGCAATTAAGGAAGACTTTGGAACCCTTCACACTACAGCGCCCGAGCATTTGTTCCGTAAAGCTCTGCGGGAAGAGCGCCGCCTCATCACCGTACGCCCCTGCGGCTGTAAGACCCTGCAAGCTGTCTTGGCTCGCCTCGTTGTTGGCACCGAAAAGGTAAAAGGTGTGCCCCGCTACCTGTATGTAATTACCACTGCGATTATATGTATAGCCGATGCCCCACGCCTCGAGTATCTGGAGCATCGGTTTGATTACATTACGCTTAAGTGCTCCTATAGTTTTACCTGCGATGATAAAATTCTCATTTTTAAAATGCAAAAACACAAACATCAGGAACGAGCAGATACAAGCTACCGTCTTACCGCTACGTATAGACCCATCAGCTATCATGATGTCCTTGTCCCTGTAAGGGCTACCGTCAGCCCACCAGTATAGAAGCTTAAGTTGTTTTTTACTAAAAGGCTCAAACTCAAAGCCTGCACCTGTGCTACTCATCAGCATACACCTCCGCAAGATTTACGTTGCCGGAAACAGCCCGCTTAAAGCGTTCTATTCCGTCCGCTTGCGTGTTATCCTCAGACTTAGCAATGAATGCCCCTGCACACCTAAGCACATGCTCGAGGGAGCGCTGCTGCTCTTCGATGGACGGGGTCGTTGTAACCTCCCTGTGTATAGTTACCTTGCCCGTGAGCTTATTAAGCCTTTTATATGTAAGTGTCTTAGACTCGCCACGAGCTATAGATGCCGTAAGTGCTAGCGCCTCCTCAAGGCTCATAGCACAGGCGGTAAAAGCCTCCCGCATTAACAGAGCTATATACTCCTTAACGTGAGGTTTTCGTAATAGCTGATTAGCGTACTTACGGGCATTCGATGTGCTGTATCCGGCTGCCTTAGCAGAGGCAAGAGCGCTGCGGCTCTTAATATATTCATGCGCAAAAGCTAGTTGCTTAGGGTTGAGCTTCTTTGATTTTTCGTATATTTCTTTTTCTCTATCTGTCATAATTCTTTGTCTCCTTAGACAAAATAAAAGACACAACAGCGCTAACCGTTGTGTCTGCGTGCTGAAAGATTCAAGGAAGTAGTAATGAAATGAAAGTAAACACGTCTTCAGTGGTACGTGTCCACGTTAACAGAATACCACGTTTTTTCGTCCGATTTTGTCCAGTTTCGTCCAATTTTGTCCAAAGGTGTCCAAATCCGTCCAAAAGTGTCCAAATCTGTCCGATTTTGTCCAGCAGGCTAAGCCCCTTTAGCTACATACGTGATAGGCAGGAGCTTGGTTCTTGCGCTTGCAAACGTGTTATAAACCGTACTCCTACTTACTCTAAGCGACCTTGCTATCTCTTCGAACCGTTTAAACTCAAGGTACTTGGCAATTATAATAGCAGACTCAAGCACTGTAAACCCTGCCTCGTTAGCAGTCACCCACTCAAGTAGCTCAAGCCTTTTCTCCGTGTACTCGTCAACCAGATGGTCGATGTGGATGGAAAGGTCAGAGAGCTTTGCGAGCCTCGTGTCCTGCCGCCTCTTGACCTCTGCAACATCAGACTGCACGCCTGTACCTTCAGCGCTTGACGAACCGCCCGTGCTGATAGCCCGAGCACGGAGCCTCTCGTACTCATCGACCAGCCTGTCAATTCTGCGGTTAAGCGACTCCAGGTTTTCGAATTCCCTAATCATGTGTTTACCTCCTCTGCGTAATATTATATCACCTGTGGCTTAAATATACCCGTAATTCTAAATATTTTATACCGAATTTAAAAGTTTTAGCGCTTGTGGTATAATTTATCGTTAAAATAGTTTGTTAGCTAAAAACGGCAAATAAATGCGTTTTAAGTTTTAGTAGCCTTTATGCGTAGCGTGAGGCTACTGAGCAGATACTTCTGCATGCTGTCCTTGTGAGCTAAGGCGGACAGCACATCCTCATCACGGGTACCCTTGCACACGAGGCGGTGCACAAACACCTTATCCTGCTGTCCTTGTCTATGCAGGCGCTTATTGGCTTGAGCATACTGCTCATATGACTGCGGGAGCCCAAACCAGATAATGCGCCTACCGCCCTGCTGCAGGTTAAGCCCATAGCCCATAGCAGCCGGATGTGCGATGAGGATATTAACTTTGCCGGCGTTCCAGTCTGCTATATCTTTACCAGATTTAAACACCCTAACTTCACCTTTGAAATCGCTGAAAGCGTTGCAAAGTCTAGCTTTCTCATGGAGGAAGTTATAAAAGATTATGATGTTTTCGTTGAGGGGTTCTACGAGTTCAGTGAGCGCTTTAAGCTTAGTATCATGCACTGTCACGTAATCTTTGCTGTCCTCTTGGTAGATAGCGCCACCTGCAAGTTGCAGGAGCTTACCCGAAAGGTCTGCCGCAGTACTTGCCATAACAGAGCTCGCTGAATCCGTATCATCGAGATAACGCAAAACGCACCCACGCTCGAACTTAGCATAGGCTCTACGGGCTATGGTATCAAGTTCGACTAAGTTATCAACGTACGTGATATCGGGTAGCTCTAAATAGTCCTCGCTTTTAAGCGATAGGCTGATATCAGACAGCCTGTGTGTTATCTCTTCATACGCCCCTGTCCGTATCTTGTAGTCATACACAACCCCGTTAACCGCTCTTCCAGGAATAAAATACGCTTCCCTGAAACGATAGAAGTTGTTATATAATCTCTTGCCGCCATCAAGTAAATAACTCTGCGCCCAAACATCCATAAGTCCATTAGGGGCTGGCGTACCTGTTAACAACACGAGCCGTTTTATTTTATGACGCACTTTACACAGCGCCTTAAACCGTTTTGCTTTTGGATTTTTAAAACTGGTTGACTCATCGATAACTACCATATCAAAATCAAACGACCACCCACCTGCCTCTGATTCTAAATATTCGACCAGCCAGACAACGTTTTCACGGTTTATGATATAAACATCGGCTTTAGCGTTTAACGCCTTAATTCGTGCAGTTCTAGAGCCAATAACGGTACTTACCGTTAACCCCTCAAGGTGTCTCCACTTAGATATCTCCGTCTGCCATGTACTCATAGCTACAGACAGAGGCGCTATCACAAGACACCTCCCTACCATAAAGCGGTAGCGGATGAGTTCGTTTACAGCAGTAAGTGTAATAACGGTTTTGCCAAGTCCCATATCAATAAACAACCCGTAAGAGTTATGGGTAAGGAGCCTATCAATGCACTCCCGCTGGTAAGCGTAAGGCTTAAAGGTGTTCATAAATACCGCCCTCTTTGAGGTTGAGCATGGAGTTTATCTGCTCAGCGAAGCGTTCGCCACACAGGCACCCCACAAACTCGTGCCGGACTAGTAAAGAAATATTTTTAGGTATTGTCGCATTGTATATATACTCAACCCACACATCCACCTCGTCTGCTGTCGATAACACTGCGCACCTGGGTATGAGTTTGCTCTTATGGGGCACCGTGCCTTTAAGCTCTATGAGCCTTAGCACCTGTCTGAGGCTAAGCTCACCGTCGGGACGTTTAACCTCGACAAAAAAGACGTGTCCTGCCAGTAGCACTATCCTGTCAGGCACCCCCGCCGCTGTGGGTGATATAAATTTATATGTTTTATCACCGTAACTTTTAACTTTGCGAATCAGTCGCCTCTCAATATCTTTTTCCGTAATTGTGTTATTCATCCAGCGCCTCCTTTTCCACAATTAAATAAAGTCTCCAGGCTTTCATAAGCTCCCATCTTAGTGCAGGATCTAGATATTGTGATACATCTATACCTGCACGTAGTCCATAGCGAATCTCCTGCATCTGTAGATAGTTAAATACGGGGTTGTCGTAATACCATACATCCAGACCTTGTAATAGCCCAAGCCTTATCTGCTTCATTTGCGCCGCACTAAAGCGAGCGTCTGTGTAAACGGAAACATCCACACCATCTAACAGACCATATTTTATTTCTTGTAGCTGAAGATAATCAAAAACCGAATTTTCATACTTTTTCATTTTCTCCTCAATCCGTTTCTCTTTCTCTGTAATTTTTTTATTCATTTTTTCCTCCTCTGTGTTTCCATTTCTAGCTCTTTTGTTTTTAATTCTATTTCAAGTCCTAATCGGATTTCGAACATTTGTAAATCATCAAACTTAGGATCAGCGTACTTATCAACGTCTACACTATTTTCAAGTCCTAATCGGATTTCATACATTTGTGAAGTATCGAACTCAGGATTAGCGTACTTATCAACATCCACACCTTTTTTTTAAACCATAGCGAATTTGGGTCAATTGAAAATAATCAAATCCCAGTTTTTCATACTTTTTCATTTCTCGTTCTATTTCTTTTTCATTCATTTTTTTCACCTTCCTTCTAAATTTGTTTTTATCATTTAGTTTGTTTTAACTTATTAGTGGGACAAAGTTGCCTAAAATACGTATAAACTTTTTTAAAATATAGGAGAGACACGACTAACTTGTATTTATTATACAAAATACGTATATATTTTTGTGTTTACTATACATATATTCTACTTTTTTTACTTTTAACCCTAAAAAACTGTCCCATATAGTGGTTTAAATAGCTGTAAGTGTTAGTATAGCTGGTTTTCAGCGTGGGACAAAGTGTTTTAAATCTGTCCCACTTTTAAAAATAAATACATCGGCTGTTTTCGTTGAAATATTAATACTCGTAGCACCTCTTACACATGGGACAAAGTGTTTAGAGTTTGTCCCGTTTTTGTCCCAAGCCGTTTTTTCACTTTGTCCCATCTGTCCCAAAATTGTATACAATTTTACTTCAACACCCAAACCCGTTGTCTCCCATAGTTTTTAAGGCGTTTTCTATCTTTTGTTTTAGACATTTCTTTAAGTATTGAATTGATTAATCTGGCGTCCTTATTTGTGTATTTTTTGAGGTCTCCGTCAAGACACTCTACCCACACTTCTGCCGCTGATATGTATTCTCTTTTAACGTATCTTGGCACGCCTCCCAATACACTCATCTTGTCGCTACTCGCAAGGTACAGTTTGCGGGTTTTGATGTCCATAGCCTCCCAACCTGAGGGCACCTTGAGTTCTACGAAAGCTCTTATAATACCCTCAAGAGGTGATTTTACGGCGTGCTGCTCTCGCACCCTCTCCGCCGTTTTCTCCTCCGCCGAGCTAAGATGTAGGGGTGTGTCTTGCGTATAAAGCACCACAGCTTCCGCCCATAGCTGGTCTACAAGCCCAGGCATATCGTCCCACACGCTGTGCTTGGACTGTGTAATCCCACATGATATGGGTAGGAACCTTCGATTACCTGTAATGTCACTTAAAAATTCATCCTCGTTACTGGTGCCGAAAAACACACACCTTCTTTTGCGGTCTTCGGCTCTCCTGCCATACGCCGCACGGTATCTATCACTAGTCCTTGTGATAAACTGCTTTACAACTTCGATTTCGTGTTTCTTAAGCGCCGCCAGCTCCCCTACTTCTGCTATCCATTTGCCTTGGATGAGCTCAGCCCCCGTCTTGCTGTCAAAGGTTGTTAGGGAGTCTGTAAACCATTGCATGCCGAGGTTTGCGAGGAACGTGGACTTGCCGATGCCTTGCTTGCCTGTAAGGATTGGCATGTAGTCATACTTAACACCCCCCTTAAGGACTCTTGCTACCGCTCCCGCCATACACTTAACAGCAACCGTTTGTGTGTATTTGCTATCCGCAGCGCCTAAGTAGTCTGTAAACATAGTTGCTACCCTCTGTTTCTTATCCCAACTCAAGCTCATAAGATAATCTCTGACCGGGTTTATTGCGTTTTTATGCGCTACTATCGTAAGCGCTTCGTCCACACTACGCCTGTTGGCTATACCATATCTTGTCTCAACGTAGTTATATAGATTGGCATCGTCCGATTCCTCCCACTCTCTGTTTTCCTTACTTAGTACATCCGGTGCCTCCCACGGTAGGGGTGCGGTCACTTCGAGGCTGTAGCTAAACTCGTTGTATTTAATTTTATCTCGTAGCTCTTCATCAAACTGCAATATCAACACAACATTATTAATTGTAGCCTTAGGCATGCCGTCTTTTTTAAGCGATAATGCCTTAAGCCCTTCTGCAGATTCGCTCTCGCTACCTCTAAACCTCTCCTTAAGTAGCTTCTTCTTAACGTTCTCATCTGCTGCTGCGAATTCGCACATCTTAGCGTATGAGGGCAGTTTATTAATTGCAGTATCCGCTCTTACCCCCTCATCGAGTCCTCCGAACTTGTGTATCCTCACAAGGTCGAATGCGTTGAGTAGCATACCCCCTGCGGGGTCTGTGGCGTGATTCGAGTACATGAACAACCCATCATCATACACTACAGCTCCGCCTGTAGTAGTAGCCCCTAGATATGTAAACCTGTCAGGGTCGTGAGTTTCTATATATGTACCCGGTATTAACTCGTCCAGCACGTCATACACTGTATAGGTTTTGCAGAACGCCCCGACAATCCCTTCCTTTTCCAGCGGGTTTTGCTGTTTTTTAGCCCCATATGCAAAGGTTTTTGCTTCGCTGGGGTGATAGTGCCACTTCGAGGTATCTTTCCAATTTGGTACACTTGAAAGCGCTTTAGAGGCGTCCAGGGGTTTGCCGTCGAGCCGTTTGAATATATATTCGGCATTTTTGCAAACACTTGGATTAAACATCAGCCTTGCGGGTTGAAAGGTTGTCGGATCAAAAAACTCCATACCTATTTCATATGCTACTATCCTTGCTAGTGCTTCATACTCCTCGCCTGTGACCATCCTGTCAAGTAGTATTATAAGCCTTATTCTGGGCGCCTCTTTTGTGTGTTTTCTTGTGCTGTGGATGACCGCAGTTACGCCCCTATTTTTTATCTTGTTATAAACCATTACAAGATCGCTTGTGGTAAGGCTGTCCAGGTCAAAGGTGAGTATATCTCTACCTTTAAGGTCGCTACGTTTGCGTCTGTTACCTGTGAACGTACCGCCAACATACCCTCCGACATCTTTGGCGTCTACCTGTGCTTCTTTATCTAGCTTTAAATATTCATCTAGCGTTTGAGAGCCCTCTACAGGCGCTCTTAACTTATCTACGAATTCATCCCACGGCAGGGTTACTCTCCTAACTGTTGACTGTTTACGTGACTTAACGACTGATATTGTTATGTCTCGCATATCACACCTCCTATCCTTTTTTATAGTAATCTGATATAAAGCTTTCGCCTTTAAGCGGTAAACCTTCTGCCCAGCTAGGTGGTGTGCTGAATACCCCTTCTAAAAGCTCTTGTACTTTTTCTGCACATCCTGCCTCAGCTTCTACCACCACTTCATCGTGTACGTGCAGCACAATGTGGGCATTGATGCCCCCCACAACCAGTGTTTTGGTTATGCGGTTTATGGCATCGGCTAGCACGTCACGAGCTATCGCCTGTACTATATTCTCAACTAGTTTACCGCCATACGTCTGTTCCTTAGTTTTCCCTGCATGTGTGTAGTCTGTGTAGTAGATAGCGCCGTCCACAATGACGGGGTTGTGATAATACAGCTCCCTGCCACTAGGTAATCCTATTGCAAGATTAATGCCATTTACGGCGTTAAGGGTCGACTTAAAGCTTATAGGTATCATAGGGTTTGTCCCCGAATAAAACTCATCACTTACAGTACTCTTAGCCATCATCTCTGTGTATCTCCATAGCTCTGCTATGCATGGATTGGCTACTCGCCAAGCTCTTACAAGCCCCCTGAGCTCATCATCTGTAAACTCATCTTCGCTAGCCCCCATCTGTCTTAGTGCACCTACGGCTCCTTGATATCCGAGAGCCAATGTTGCTATCTTACCTTTCTGCCTGTATGCGTAGTTCGAGTGACCTTTGATAATGGTTGACTTATCAATGTTGTACATCCTAGCTGCAGTTGCCTCGTATATTTTGCCATCACCCTTAAACTCCTCAAGTACCCAGTGCTCTCCTGCAAGCCATGCGAGCACTCTAGCCTCGATGGCTGAGTAGTCACAGATTACGAATTTGCAACCCTCTCGTGGCACAAAGCAGGTACGTATGAGCCCGCTGAGCGTGTTAGGCACGCTGCCGTGCAGTAGCTCGATGTCTTTTTTATGCCCTGCTTTAACTAGCTCTCCTGCTTGGTTGAGGTTGTACACATCACCCCTAGGTAGGTTGTGAGGCTGTACGAGCCTACCCGCCCACCTGCCAGTCCTGCTCGCGCCGTAAAACTGCAGTAGCCCTCTCACTCTGTTATCTTTTTGTGCCGCTGCCCGAAGTGTTTCATACTTTTTAGTTGATGTCTTTCCTAGACCCTGCCAAGCCGTGAGCACGGCTCGTGCGTCATCTGTGAGGTCTGATTCTAGTAGCGCTTTAACGGACGCTGCGTTAAGACTTGTTATCTCCTCGTCTAAAGTATCGTTTAACCAGTCTAGTACCTGCGCCCTTGACCTTGGGTTATCTACCCCCGTAATGCGTTTGATTGTATCTAAGTGCGCACTTTTTACTTCACCGTCTATAGCTATCGCCGCCTCTACTAGAGCTTCGTCCACGGCTATGCCTCTCCAGTTAACGAGGTAGTCCCTCATCCATTCGGTGTGGACGCCCTGCGGGACGTCGGGTAACATCTTATCTATCTCTCTCGCTACCTCAACATCTCGTTTGCAATACTCCCTAAACAGCTCCCACTTCTCGGAGGCGTGCTTAGGTAGGTTTCGGGTTCTTCCGCCGTTGGTTTTAGTGGGCTTACAAGGTTTACAGAAGTAATTAATAAGGGCTTTGCCTGTTCTTAATTTTGCCTTATCCTCTGGCATATCTAAGGCTTCGCCCATTTTCTCAAGGCTAGCTGGATAACCCCTGTACATGCCTTTAACCATCGTACACTCCCACCGCGAGGGGCGTATGATTATGTGTAAGGCTCGCTTTAGGCATTCCATCTCAAAGTGTGCGTTGTGTGCACACTTGATGTAGTTTTGGCTTTCCAATAAGCGCCTTACCCCCACTAACTTCTGCTGGGTAATTTCGCCACCATCTGTTAAATCTATTAGCTCGACATCTCCGTCATCTATTGCGTATGCCAGCAGAAGCACTTCAAAGTCCCCTGATTCTGCGTATTTATAAAGTCCAGCAGTGCGGATGTCCACACTGCTGAAGGTCTCTATATCTATGTATAATTTATGCTTATTCATTTTTTTTGCCTACTTCCTGAATTCCCTAGAAAGGTGCTGCGCCTGTGATAGGGTCTACTTGAGCTACCTTGCCGAATACCTCCGACGCCTTAGCTCTACCTGCTAGAGGCTCGCCATCCTCAAGTTTCTGTACTGCGTTAAGTGCGCACCCTATACCCTTCTTGCCCCCATATGCGTACGGGAAGAAGTTAATATGTACTCTGCCGTAGCACCCGCTATACACTTCCGCAGGGCTTATTATCGCCTGTAGGTTTGCGTCTACCACCTCAGGCGGGTAGTCTATGCGGCTTGAGGCTGTAAATACCCAGTGCCCTTTGCACTCATCACCAAACGGCATACCGTCTGATGGCTTAACTCCGTCCCCATCGTGGATGGGTATGTTGACCTTTTGAGGTCTTTTCCCTTGCCATTTGCTTGATGTCCCAAGCACCGTAGCTGCCTCAATCGCTGCGTCTATCGCCTTTTTAGTCTCAGTGTCTGTCTTAGGCACTAGCACAGTCAGGCTGTACTTAGGGTCTTGCCCTTGCTCTCTTGCGTACGCCTCCAGTACGTGTACAAAGCTAAATCTAACTCTTCCCGTGGTTACTGCTGTATTACTCATTTTTCTTTCCTCCTAATTTCTTAACTTTACTTTTCTAGAAACGCTACCTCTGCCTTACTCTTGAGCGCTGGTCTTTTATCATCTTCTGGAGCCAATGTCGGCTTTCCCGTTTTTCTCGTGATATACTCACCCACAAGCTCGCCGAACTCTTTCTTGCCGACCATTTTTTCCAGTTTCGCAAGGCTTAGGGGGGCTGACTCGTATATAAGCGCTTTGTCGTATCCCGCTTGCTCTAGCAGCTCAAGCGCTTTGTCTTGGTCACTCCACACTCTTATAGCTCTCCCCTCCACCGCCTTATACCCTTTAACCTCTCGCCCTGCGAGGCACTCACCGAGTAGGTACTGCTTGGCAGCTGCGAGCCAGTCAGCGATAAGCTCCGCTCTAGGTATGAGCTCTGCCACTTCGTCAGTTGTAAGCTCTTTAGGAGCTATCATCTTAGGCTCTGTTGTCGCTATATCTTTTGCGTGGGTGGTGCATACAGCTTTTGCACTGCAGAATTTACAGTGTTCACCAGATACGAAATCCCCTTCGCCCCTAAACGCTTTTTCTGCGATTGGTTTTATTTTCGCCTCAAACTCTTCGATCTCGGCTCTTGTGTACTCAGCTACGTCTATATGCTCAAGGCGAGGCTGCACGATTATGAGCCTGACGTTTTTTATGCTTGGTAAGTCCGCTAGACATCCCGATGCGTATAACATGAGTTGTGGGTTGCCTTTGGCGTATACCTTGTTGCCTTTGCCGTATTTAAAGTCTACGATAGCCTGTGTCTCGTTGTTATGCGCTGCGAAGTCTATGGTGCCAAAGCCTTCGGGAATGCACGGTATCGATACGGTGCCCTCTACTGCCACCGCTACTGTCCCTATGTTGTCGTCAGTCCTTGACTCGCCCAAATCCGTGCTAATATCTAAGCATTTCTGCACGTAGTCCATTACGGCATCTCTCATCTCTTCTTCCATCCTCCCTAGCAAACGTATAGGTATGTCGCCTTTCAGCGCTTTTTTAAGCACCTTTTCTGCATACCCGTGTGCTAGTGCGCCTTCCTCGGCGTACGCACTGCTCTTATCCGGAAAGGCTTCCTCCATCCTTGCGCTGGGGGTGCATACCAGCCACCTATGTGCGCTGGATGGTGAAAGTACGGCGTGTCTCTTATCTCCCATCGCTATGCCTCCTCCCCTAGCCTTCTTAGTTGTCTTAAAAAGTTGACTCTCTGTGACTCCTTAAGCTCAGGTAGACTTTTAACACTATACCTTGTTAGTAGCGCCCTAACGTCTTCGTGCTTGCCGTCATCGAGCAGTGGTCTTGTTGCAGCCGCCAGGTCTTCAAGCGTAACCTCAGCGCCTGTATCATCCATCTCGTGTGCTAGGGGTGCAGACTCTTCTGCTTTTGTTTCCGCCCTACCGTTAGGTGAGCCTTCCAGTAGTTCCACCAGCTTAAATACCGCTTCCTTATCTAGATTTCGGCATTCAACATTAATCTGAAGTTTCATCTTTCTCTCTCCTTCCTTTGACATCTTACCCTCATATGTGCTACTCTGTGACTGGTTACATTACGTAGCCGTCTGAAGTTTCATTGAGGGCTGTTCTTTGTGGGCAGCTCTCTTTCTGTGTGTACTGATTTAATAGCCTCCCTTTGCATTTGATCTACTGTGCGCTTAACAATTTGACTATGCCAGTAAATACCAGTCACGGCTCCCAGCAATAGTGATAAGCTGCACGCAATTATCACATGCTCTCGTTTCATTTTTAACCTCCTTTCTTTGTGTACTCTCTACTATCCTCAAGGATGATGCCGAGCGTGTCTTCTGTGGACAGTCCCAGCACTCCCGCAAGAGTCACTATCTCACCAAGCTTAAAATCCCTAATGCCGTCTATCTTAAGTGCTGCCGTATCACGGGACTTACCAATGGCATCTGCTACATCCTGAATCGTCTTACCCTTCTTTGCCATCTCCTGTCTTAGTCTTAGACCTTCCATTTTTTACCTCCTTTCTGTAGGTGTCGTGTCTTGACAAGACATATAGTATCTCAACAGGATATATCTTGTCAAGACTTTTTCAACAAAAATTTTATTTGTTTCAAAAAAAAATTGATTTATGTGTAAAAACTAAGTATAATCAAGCTATGGGAGGTGCAGATATATGAGCTTGTCTAACCGTATTAAATCTCGTCGAGACACTTTGCACATGTCTCAAAAGCAACTTGCGACCCAGCTAGGATACCAGCCTGAGTGCGGGACAATATATAAATTAGAGACAGGCAAAACTAAATTGCCTGTAGATAAACTCTGCAAACTAGCCGAAATCTTAGAGACCACCCCAAACTGGCTTCTTGGATGGGGAGGGGGGGGCGAAAACGTTGAAATTTCAACACCCGCAACCGTTTCAGAGCCTGCCTCAGCAGCCACCCTAAGCCTGCACTTAAGCGATGACCCGACGTCCGAAGCTGTAGGTGCTGTCCTTGTATCCTCTACGGGACTCAGCGCTACCGACCTACTGGCGGTTAAATCTACCAGTGACAGTCTAGCCCCTACTGTAGGAGAGGGGGATACTGTAATACTTAGTGAGTCGGGTAGGGTGCGTAATACATCCATAGTGCTAGCCAATATAGGAGATACCGCCGATTTTAGAAGAGTACTTATTAGCGATGACGTGACACTACTTATAGCAGATGATAAAGACATAAAGCCTGTGCCTCTTACAGCTAACACCAAGCTGTATGGCACTGTTGTTGAGATACGAAAGGTAATAACTTAATTACTATGATAATTTTTAAACCATATGAAAACAGCACGGGCGAGAAAACCTGTGCTGTTTTAAATTACAATTTTGTTAATAGGCGCATACGCTCTTCTGAGCCCACCCTAGGCACTGTTTTTCGTGCGTGGCTTGACCTAAAACGGTTTGAGATATCGGAAGGCACCGTGAAAAACATACTCGCCAGATGGCGTAATAATTATGCAAGGTATGCTACTAGACCTGTAGCCTCATTTACAGCGCCTGAGCTACAGCAGATAACGCTTACTTTAGCTAAGAGGTATGTAGATATCAAGCACCCCTTCAGTGTGCTTAGAAACATCTTTAAGCACGCTAAACGGCTGGGTTTTATATCTACAGACCCTACGGCTAACCTAATGGTGCCAAAGCCCCGGAGAAGAGCTCCTACCAATAACTACTACACTAAAGAAGAGCTCGATAAGTTCCTGAGGCTTGCTAAGGAACAACTACCTCATCAGTGGTATGTCTTCTTCTATCTCTTAGCCCATACAGGGCTGCGCAGGGGCGAGGCGCTTGCGCTTAAGTGGATAGACTTATCTAGAGACAGCCTACTCGTTCGCCGCACGTTATCAGCTACCCTAACAGGTCACGCTATATCCGATACCGCTAAGACGAGCGCTAGCCATAGACGAGTGTATATAGATAGTGATGTGTATAATCTCCTGATATCACTCTTTAGCTCCAGTGAATTTATCTTTAGTAATACTAAGGGTGGGTGTATAACCTCATCTCAGCCCATTAGATGGCTACATAAGATTAAGGGTATACGTTACATCTCGCCTCACGGGTTTAGGCACACCCACTGCTCCCTCCTCTTTTCTGCAGGTGTTGACATCCCCACCGTGCAGAAGAGGCTCGGGCACAGCGACCTTAAGACTACTATGCAGGTATATAACCACGTATATAGAGATGATGAGTTTAGGGCACTTGATAAGTACAAGGAGTTTATGGGGAGGTAGTTTTCATTTCAAGCTCTTTTTCCTTTTCGGTTAACCAGCCCCGCACTTCACTTACTTCATCTTTCGAGCTTATTAAGCTCTTTATGTATCTTTTTGTCGTGGATTTAGCCACGTATCTTCGTTGCAATTCCTTGTTGTTTAGTTTCCATCTTTCGTTAGCCCTCTTTCGTGCTTTGCTCATGCTTTCCACTCCTTCAGTAATACTTTAAGTTCTTTCGCTATAGCTCTTTTCACAGCTGGTGGGTACCCTTGAAATTGAGGTGTCATACCCGCCACCTCTTCCATAACTATAGTTGCGTAAGCGTTAGCGTCCACCTCCGGCTGTTGTAGATTATATTCTTCGAAATCCACCTCGCCTATTTCTTTGTAGTTTTTAAACCAATGCCGTCGGTTTTGAAACTGCCACGCATGACGTAGCTCGTGTGCGATAGCGAACAGCAAGTCCAGCTCTGCTACGTCAGTGTTTAGTATTAAAAGAGTCGATTCTACTTTCGAGATTTCAAGCGCTGCGATTCGACCTTCACTTTTAGGCACCGAATTATCGTAACGAAGCGGGATTGGTGCTATTCTAAGATCCTCGCACACCATCTCTACGAATTGCTCAAGCACTCTAACCTCCCTTTTAACGTTGCCAATTTCTGCTCGCTGTCTGCTAGATATTTTTTTAGACAAGGCATGCTGTTTTCCTGCACGAACGTTCTTCTTTCCATATGTTTGATGAAGCGTTTTTCTTTTTCGCAGACTTTTGATTCTATTTCCTTTTTTTTTGCAGTTTATATACTTACGTAGCTGTGTCGTTGAACCTTCCAAGCTTCGATATTCTTTAGAAATTTCGTCGAATTCTTTTTTTCTTTTCAACTCTTCGATACCTGCCTCGTTGCCATCATAAGCTCTCAAGAACCACACCTGATTTTTATATTTTGAATACGCCATTAGGTCGAGTAACTCTGCGATTCTTTGTTTTTCACGCCTCTTCTCCGCTCTCCTAGCCTGTACTTGAGCTTTCTTTGTCCTGGCTAATTCTTTTTCTTTTTCGGTAGGTGTGTGCTTGATTATAAGTTCCTTCAGCTCTTCGTTTGTTAATTCTTCCACTTTATTCTCATTAAGTCCATAAAAATCTGTACATTGATAAAACTTGCCAGTGTGGTGCCATTCCTTATATTCTAGGAACTCGTCAACTAAGCTCTGTTTTGATAACCTACCTACCAGCTTTTCATCTAAATCCCAGTTGATATCAAGCATAGCTTTTACAATCTTTGTCTTTGTCCATTTACTGAGTGGCTCTTTTTCTTCAGCATATGCATTTGTCGCATTAACGCTCATGCTCTGTCCCACATATCCTTGACCTCTGCTCAT